TCAGGACGCCTCTATCTCTTTACCGCAAAAAGAACGCTTGTAGCAGCAGTAATATCTTTAATTAAAAGGGTAAACTATCATCAGTTTGTTTAGTAGGTTCTTCTACCTTACCTTGTCCCCATACTACTTTACCGTTACCCATATAAGTCTTAGGTGCTTTAGCATCTCTTTCTTCTTTGGACTGGCTTAATGTAATTGAAACATTGTTACCGAACTTATCGTTCTTGTCATCCACTATGATAGATACATTTAAGTATTTACCTTTTACTAATTTGTCTTTGTCGATTCTTGTTACATCAATAGATGCGCTGATAATTGAACTCATTTTTTTATTTTTAAAGGTTTATAATTCTTGTTTTATTTGTTAAATGAGACCAATTTTTCCCATTTTTTATATATTGTATTGATGTTTTACTTACATTATATTTTTTTGCCAATACTCTTAATGATAACTTACTATTAAATATAAACATTACATCAACTTTTTTTAATTTTGATTTATAATGTTCTTCTCCCTTTTTTACAATATTTAATCCAGTAGAATGAGCGTGTTTGTTATTATCTGAAAAAGACATCCATTCTAAATTAGAAATAATATTATTTGTTTTTATACCATCAATATGGTTTACGGTTGGGAAATTATTTTTGTTTTCAATAAAAGCTAAAGCTACTAATCTATGTATATAAAATACTTTAGATAATTTATTTTTAACTAAACTTACAGTTTCATAACCTATTGATAATTTAATTTTTTTCAATATTTTAGGAGTATTAGTATTTCTGTAAGATAAACTTTTAACATTACCTAAATTACTTACCTGGTATAAACCTTCATACCCAGCAACATCTTTCCAAATTTCTTGCATTTTTTGCGTTTTTAAATTATGCGTTTAAAAGAATATGTGGAAATAGTAAACGCTTCTACTTGTCAAATGGGTAATTATGCCATTCTATCCACATATAAAGATACAAATATATCTTAAATCTTGCAATTATTTTTGAATTGTTACTTTAATTGTTTCGCTTTTTAATACTATTGGTGGATTAACTACTTCTCCAGTTTCAGGTAGATATATTGCTGATTTAATAGCTTTTAAAAAAGATTCTCTTTCTTTCATTTCAGCTTTTATAATTTGTAATGAAGCATTTAAATCATTCCAGGTAGAATCATCACAAGCGGTATAATCGTATTCACTTTTAGTAGCTTGTTCTACTTTAGCACCAAAGATATTAATTCCTTCTCCTTTAGATAGCTTAAGTTCTTCCATTGCAGAAGGTCTTATTTTTGTAATTACATCTTCCAACAAGTGTTTAAGTGCAATAAATTGAACTATTTTTTTACTTGCTGATATTTCGCCTTCTATAATTGGTATAGATATTAATTCTACTGCGTGAGATATAGAAGATTTACTAATATTTTCAAAGTCTATAATTTGTGCCTTCTCAAGGTCATCAATCGCATTTTTATTTATCATTTTGTTAGTGCTTCAAAGGTTTCATCATTCATTGTATATCTCTCTTGGATAGCTTTTAGATTCTTGTTATCCTTTAGGTAACCTGCTCTGCATTTATCAAATAATTCCGTTCCTACTTTTAAAATTGGTTTAGCCATTCTATCAGCTACTGCTTGTGCAGCATCGTGCATATTCGTTGCATCAGCATCTTTGGTATCATCAATAAGGAATAAACCATTAAGAGCATATTTCCGAGCATAACTGGAACTCGCACCGAAACTCTGCGCAATGTCCATACCTTTACGACTTGGGTCAATCCCTGCTGAAGCCGATGCGTTAAATTCGTTGCCATCTTTGTCTTTAAATGTAATGTAACTTTCGCAAAATAATATACCTGCTTTTTCTTCGATTAAATCCGATATAACCATCGTACATTCGTACTTAAGTAATAAAGGTTTTACTGCTTCTAATATATCCTCTGTTGAGCGATACTTGTACTTCCCGAAGGAATTGTACTGATTTTTTGGTGCTTTTAGCTCCGATTGGATTTTTAATAATGACATAATTTTCTTGTTTTGGTTTTTAAAGATACTATTTATTTGATTAAATTCAAGTAATTATTTTTAATTATTTGTTTGGCAATATGGTGTTCGTAATCGTTGGTAACTCTTTGAATTTCAGCTTCTTTTAAACGATTAATAAGATACATTGCCTGGACCGATTTACAATAATTACCATCTTCTAATGTTTGTCTATAAAGCCTGATTAACTTATCCAACTTACTTTCCTTCGGCGGATTTGCTATAAATTTGTGTACGGTTATAATGCTCATTTTACTACATCTTTACATAAATCAATTAGAGAATTTAATTGTTCAGTTAAACTATCTATTATATCTTGCATAATTTTTTCCTTATCTTTTTGTAAGGCAATTATGTTTTCGCAACTTTCTATAACTTCCTTTTGAAGTTGGATAATCTCATTTAAGTCTATCATATTATCTCGGCTTACAAATGTTATACAAAGCGTTAGCAAAATTAGACTGACAAGCCAATACTGGTTGCGTTAAAATTGAAAGAATTAATTCCTCGTAATTTTCTTCTATAAAGTCATCCACATCTTGAGTAAAGTAAATAGGATTCTCTGCTTGTTCAATTGATGCTGGTGCTATCTCTATTTTAACTTCGCCTCGTGAAATATCATAGTTATCAACTACCCACTTCTTTAAATCTAAATGTTCAAATCTATGGTTGTAAATAATAAACCCATCTGTGTATTCGGTGTAATACTTGTTAATACCATCTACTTCGACAATATTAATTTCTTCAATAATTGGTTTTAATAGCTTCTTCATTTTTTTCTTGTTATAGTTAATTGATTTTTGGTTAATTCTTTGCAAGAGTAAATCTTGCCGTTGTAACTTTTGTAATACGATAGTAATGACCTGATTCGGTTTCCTTCTCGTTTGTCTACTTGCATAGTCTCCCCTATGCTCAGCGACTTAATTTCTTTAGCTTGTTCTTTCTGGTATATCATTTAATAATTGTAATGCTCTTTTAAATACTTGGATTCTTGTATGTACTTGCCTAAATTTATAAGGGTCTTTTTGTACATCTTGTAACTGGTTAGTTAACTTGCTGATTGCATCTTTTAAGCCTTGCTCAAATGATTGCTCTTTAGGATAATTAAACATAGTTCGTTTGTTTTGGTTCAACAAATATCTTAATTAAGATTTAATTACCAAATAATATTTTACAAAAAGCTATAAATAAATCATAACTCGCTGATAATCAAAGAGAATAATTTTAAAGTTTTTTTAGAATAAAGTAAATAGCCAATATCCCAACAAGAATTAATAGGATTTCATTAATACAAGGATAAGTTTCCTTAATAACAGCCTTTTTATCTACTTTTAATGTGGTATTTTCTTTTTTATCGATTTTAAGGCTCTGTAAGCGGTTATCTTGTTTGATGTGCCTCTTTACCTTAATTGACTTTAGTTTTAGCTTGTAATCGCCTCTAATAGCTTCAGATGGACTAACAAGCGGAGTTCCTACCGTATCAAACTCATAAATGACTTCTTCGGTAGTTTCAATCTTGCTCGAATCCGTTAATACCTGTACCTGCTCAATCTTATTTACAACCGAATCAATTTTAGTAGTTTCTATTACTTTAGACTTGCAAGAAGATAGTAGAATTACTACCATTAAGATAATTACGCTTTTGGACTCCATAGTTTTATAAGTTTCTTTTGTCTCTCTAATCTGCAATCTGCCTTGCATTTTGAGCAATATACCTTAGTACCTGAAGATATGTAATCAACTTGGCAACACTCTGAAATAGTCAAAGGGTTTACCTGCTTTATTTCGATTGTAGCTTCTTCGCTTAAGGATTCTTTTATTTCTTTTGATTTCTTTGCCATAATTTAAACTAACATTAAGTTCCTTTCGCAAATTTAACCAAAAAAGAGTAATATTCCTACTTACCGCTTTCATAATCGACCTCCCTTTGTAAGCATTCAATAGCCTTTTTTAAGTCCTGCACTAAAGCATCTTTTTTCCCTGCTCTTAAAATATACTTAATAGCGTTGCCTTTCATAAAGGATAAATTGTAAGCGTTTGCAATATCAATTACATCAATAGGCACTCCTTTGATTTCAACTTTGTAGTATTTAGGCTTAGTAACTATATCAGCAATATCTGACCCTGTTAGTTCAATTGGTTTTAACTGATATTTTATGCTGCAATTAGTGCATAATTCTGAACACTCGCAATTTTCTAAGTGGTTAACTTCTCCGATTGTTTTCATTTTTGGTTTCTTTTATAAGTTCTTTTTTTAATCTTTCTATTTCTAAGTATAGTTCGTTAATCTTCGCTATCAATTTCTCCCTCGTTGTCATAGTCTAAAAAATCTAATCTTGTGTTTATCATTTTAATTAATCTTGCCTGTGTTAAGGTCTTATAAGAAGGAAATAAAAGTAATGATTTCTCCTCTAATTCAAAAAGAAAATAGACAAAAAACTTTAGTTCCTCTAAAATCTCGCCATCAGTAACATCGAAAACTTCTTCTTCTTTATTCTCCATATAATACTCCGTTATAAACACATTTATAATCAATTATTGCGTGAGGCTGAGCAAAGAATAAAACCTTGTCGCCATCTATTTTAAAAGTAACCTCTAAAAATCCTTGACACCAATCCGCTATCTTACCTGTTGGTAAATATTCAACTGCTTCCATTAACCTTGTACATCCTACTTCAAACCAAGCATTAATATTATGCCTATTACGAATGTAACGCATTCCTAATCTGTGAGTATGACCTGTGCAACCGCTTCCCCAATACTCGATAATATTCTTCTCACTTGCATTCTTAGTTAAAGATAAACCGTGAGTAATATCGAAAATGTTAAAGTAAGTAAATACATCCGTTGGGTCGTAAATCATATCATTCTCCTCCAGGTGCAGCATCTCCTCAAACTTCGTAGATTCAAAGTGTTTATAAAGAATAGCTAATCTTGCTAATTGACCTTTAGATAATAAAAATGGTTTTGTTACTCGTTCATCGTGGTTTCCAGTACTAATGCGAATCTTTGCATCCGTTGAAAGTCTTAAAGGTTTTAGGATTTGTTCTTCGGTGTATCTAAATTCCTCAACTTCGTTATAATCTTTAAGGATTCCCTCCATATAAAGTTTATTCGTATGTTTAGATACAAAAGGTAAATCTACTATATCGCCGTTAATACAGACTTCATCAAACTTATTGTGTTGTAAAATATTATTGATAACTCTCAAGCATTTAAGGTCAGCTAACCATCCGTGAGGGTCAGAAAATACAAATAGCTTGTAAGTCTTTTTATCTGTAAGTTTTTTTAACTGGTATTGGTTATACTCAGTCTCGGTTAGTCTTGGTCTGTACATAGTTTTTTTTCTCGAAATTACTAATTATTTTAGTAAATGCAATTATCTTTTATTCAAAGGTTTACGATTAATGGTTGTCATATATCCTCCTAAAGCAATCAAAGCCGAAAGGAATAGCTTAATAGCGGTGTTTAAAGACCAAACAAAGTTATCCCAGTCAATCGTAACCCAAGCATTCGCTATCGCTACAATCGCTCCAAAAATAGTTGATAATGTATTATGCAATTTTCGCATATAAGTTATATTCTGCTAATCTTCTATTTACTAATCCTTTTGAAACTACTCCACCTGCTTTAGTCCACATCAGGAAACCTATTTTAATCTTTTCTATTGTTTGTCCGCCATTAATAAATTTAACTAAAGAAGACTTTGAAAATGCTCCGCAACCTATATTGTAACACAAGCAGAATAAAGCATCAAATTCGTTCTGTTTAAGCGGTCTTAAGACATACTTATTAACGCAGTTGGTATATTGTGCCGAAGTGTCTACAAATAGCTTAAAAGCCTCCTCTTTCGTTATTTTATCGCCTTTCTTTACAGGTTGTCCGTTAGCATATTTAGTTGAACCTATTCCGATTGTCCAAACTCCAGCCGTACACTGATAAGCATCTAATTTAACACCCTCAAGTTTAGCCAAAAGCATTAAGCCATCTTTACTTATTTGTGCCATAAATAGTCTTTAATAAAAGTTATTCCTGTTATGGTTAATATAAAAGCACCTATTCTAACTGCCCAATTAATTCCAGTATTATAATCCCTTACTTCTTGAACACTTTTTTCGGTATCTTCTAAAGTTTCTTCGATTAATTCTAATCGTTGTAAGATGCCGTTTCTATTTAGCTTCGATCCGGTAATAG